ACACCTTGTCGCTGGCCGCCATCGCCGACTTCGTGGGCAGCCACATCCTCATGCGCGTCCTGCCCATCATCGCCCTGGCCGCGTTCGCCTCGGCCCTATCGGCTGCCCTCGCGAACCCCGCCGCCGGCGCGCCGGCCGCCCTGACCGCACTGCCAGCGCTGGCATGGGTCGCAGCCTGGACCGCTCTCGCTGCCTACGCCCTCGAGACATTCGGCTCGCTCCGCGACAACGTCCAGACCATCGCCGCCCCACCAGCACCACCGGCACCCTAAGGAGAACGCACCATGACCATGGCGACCGGCGTCTACACCGCCGCCAAGAAGACCATCGGCGGCAATACCGTCGACCTCGACACCGACACCTTCCACGGCTTCCTGGTGGCCGACGCCTACACCCCGGACTACACCGGCACCGGGCACGACTTCCGCAACGACATCACGAACGAGGTCGGCACCTCGGGCAGCTACACGAACGGCACCGGCTTCACCCTCGGCTCGGTCACGTGGGCTATCAGCGGCAACGAGGTCCGCTGGGACTTCGCCGACCCGGTCGCCACCAGCGCCACCATCACCGCCCGCGGCCTGGTCAACACCAAGTGGCGCGGCGGTGCCTCGTCGGCCGACGAGCTGGTCTGCGGGCTGCTCTTCACGGGCGGCGCCGACGTCATCTCCACTGCCGGCACGTTCACGGTCGTGATCGACGCGACCGGCGCGATGGCCCTCGCCTAGTCCCAGGAGGACACCATGACCGACCTGTCCAAGTCGTCCGCAGCCGACATCGAGCAGCTGCGCCTCGAGAACCAGCGCAAGCAGGACGCCCTGCGCGAGGATGCCTTCGCGCTCAAGGTGGCCCATGACGTGGCGCTCAAGCGCGAGGCCGTCACGCCCGAGCCTGGCCCCGGAGACGCGACGGCGAACGCAGAGCGCACCTAGATGGCCGTCGCCCTGGCGGTCGCGGTCGACTGGCGCTGCCCCAACTGCAGCGTCACGGATCAGACCAAGCCGCTGCCGAACCGGCTGCACAACTGCGCAGGCCTGCACGGGCTGACGGCGCCGCTGGTGCGTGCCGGCGTGAGTTGCAAGGTGGAGGCCGTCGAGTTCCAGGACTACGTCGGCAAGGCGCAGGGCGTCCGCTACGACGAGCGCGGCAAGGCCATCCAGTGGGTGAAGACGACCCGCGATGACGGACAGGACGCCACAGTGTTCGCCAGCCGTGCCGTCGCCAGCCTGAGAGGCGCGTAGTGCTGACGTTAGCTGCTGCCGACACCCTCGCAGGCGTCGCCGACGTCGGCTCCAAGGTCACCAGCACGCTCTGGGGGATGGAGCTCACCGCGGGCCCGACCGAGGCCTACAAGGTGCTCGATCAGCGCCAGCTCGCGGCAGCGGCAGCCACCATCTACACCGTCCCTGTCTCGACGACGACCTTCGTCAAGACGATCACCGCCATCAACACCGACAGCGTCACGCACACCTTCCAGTACTTCCGGGGCGGCACCGCTGCCACGAACGCCATCACGCCCGTGGTCACCCTGCCCGCAGGCGGATGGGCCCAGTACGAGGACGGGCAGGGCTGGTCGACGTACACCTCGGGTGGCGTCGTGCTGACCGGCCAGTCGAGCCCCAGCGACGCCCAGGTGTTCACCACGACCGGAGCCGGTACCTGGACGAAGCCGACCGGCTTCACGCCCAAGTTCGTGATGGTCGCCTGCGTCGGCGCGGGTGGCGGTGGTGGTGCCGGTGGCTCGACGACGGGCGCCGTGGTGCGCCATGGCGGCACTGGTGGCGGTGGCGGTGGCTACGCCTTCAAGACGTTCGCCGCAGCTGACCTCGGGGCGACCGAGTCCGTGTCCGTGGGTGCTGGTGGCACCGCTGGCGTGACGGGCGGCTCGGGTGCCATCGGTGGCGATGGCGGCAACGGCGGCAACAGCACGTTCGGCACCACGGTCCGGCTGACGGGTGGTGGCGGTGGCGGTGGTCGCGGCGGGGCCATCACCGCGGTCGTCGGTGGTGGTGGTGGCGGCGGTGGCGCGGGAGAGGTCACGACCGGCGTCCAGGGTGCTGTCGGGACGACCTCGGCTGGCGCTGGTGGGTTCCCGGGCACCACGGGACTCGCGGTGACTGGCGGCACTGGCGGCCAGGGTGGCGTCACAGCCTCGCAGGGTGGCCTGGCCGAATGGGGCGGTGGCGGTGGCGGTGGCCACCCGACGCCATCGGCCGGCTCGAACGGCACGGGTGGGACGTCGGTGCATGGCGGAGGCGGTGGCGGCTGCGGCGCGACCGTCCTGGCCGATGGCACCACGCTCATCCCCGGTGGCACGGGCGGTCTCTCTGGTGTCTGGACGGCTGCCGGTGGCGGATCCGGTGCAGCTGGCACCAACGGCGCATCCCCGACCGCCGGTGCGACGGGCGCATCCGGGGACAGCCGCATCGCGGGCGCAGGTGGCTCGGGTGGCGGCTGCACGATCACCACGAACACGGCGGGTGGTGCCGGTGGCCCAGGCGGCGCCCCGGGCGGCGGCGGTGGTGGCGGCGGTGCTGGCACGAACACCGGCGGCGGTGGCGGCGGAGGTCTGGGCGGACGCGGCGAGATCCGCGTCTGGACGTTCTGACATGGCCATCATCCAGAACACCGGGTTCGAGGTAGCGGTCGCTACAGGCTGGTCCTTCGGCAGCGGCACCGGCACCATCGACTCGGTCGTCTTCGAGTCGGGTGCGCAGTCCTGCAAGATGGTCGCCGCCGTCAGCCCGCCCTACGTGGGCATGAACGCCTCGGCCGCCAAGACGGTCGGCTATGCGCTGTTCTCGCTGCGCGCGACCAGCGTGGCACCGCCGAGCAACACCCCACTCTTCGACTTCGCGGGTCACGCCGGCGCCGACATGTACCTGCGGCTCAGCACTGGCGGCGTGCTCCAGGTGGTCGGCGATGCGGTCATCAGCGGTCCCACCATCCTGGCCAACACCTTCTACCGCGTCGAGATGGAGTACGACGTCTCGTCGAACCCGAAGCGCATCCGCTGGCGCACCTGGGACGCAGGCGTCTGGACGGAGCAGCAGCCGGCGACCTCGGCGCAGGCAGCCGACACGCTCAACCAGATGATCCTCGAGGTCGACGTCGTCACCAGCGGCATCACGCTCAACTACGACAACGTCCAGGTCGGCGAAGGCGTCGCAGCTGGCGAGCACTACCCGTTCAGCCGCGCGCCCTCGCTCTCGACCGGGCCGCTCGATGCCAAGTGGCTCGACTTCTCGCGCCGCGGCCAGCTCTGGGACGACTTCTGGCAGGACCAGCCTGTGCCGCCGGTCGCGCTCCCGGCTCGCAGCAGTGCCACCTGGGCCGCCAGGGCAGCGACAGCCAGCGGCACCGCCCAGGCCACGCCAGCCCGCGCGAGTGCCTCGTGGTCGGCCCGTGCTGCGACCGGCACCGTCAGCGTCAGCGCCACTCCAGCCCGAGCCAGCGCGACATGGTCAGCCCGTGCAGCGACGTCTAGCGGCACTGCTTCCAAGGCCGTCGCCCGCTCTTCGGCAACGTGGACAGCCCGCGCAGCCACCTCATCGGGCACTGCCAGCGCGACAGCAGGGCGCGCCTCGGTGACATGGGGAGCACGGGCGACCACCGACACCGGCACGGCCAATGCCACCGCAGCGCGGGCAAGCGCGACCTGGTCCGCTCGGGCAGCCACCGCGACCGGCTCAGGGGCAGCCATCGCCAACGCGGCACGTGCATCGGCTACCTGGGCGGCACGTAGCCCATCAGCCAACACCGCAGCCAGTCCCACAGCAGCCCGTGCAGCAGCCACGTGGAGTGCCCGCAGCGGGACGGCCTCGGGCACTGCAGCAGCAGCCCCGGCAAGAGCAGCAGCCACGTGGTCAGCACGCTCGGCATCCGCTATCGGCAGCATCTCGGCGAACGGCACGGCCAACGCCGCTCGTGCCAGCGCCTCGTGGGCCGCAAGGCCGGCCGCTGGGGTCAGCTTCTCGAAGGGCTACGTCACCATCACCGCCATCCTCCGCGACACCGTGCTGGTCGCCTCGGCAAGGGTGGGCTCGGTCGGCGTGGTGGCCACCAGCGCGAGCGCGATCACGGCGGATGCGCCCGTGGGCTCGGCCACCCTCGTGCTCGCCGGCGTGGGCTCGGTCGAGGTGAGCGATGGCTGACTACGACATCGGTGACGTCGTCCGCCTGACGGCTACCTTCTCCAACGTGGCTGGCGTGGCCACCGACACGACCGCGGTGCTCAGCCTGGAGGCGCCGGATGGCACCGTCACCACGCCATCCGTGACGCATGGAGCGACCGGCGTCTACACCGTCGACGTCACACCCACCGCGTTCGGTGTCTGGTACTACCGCTGGTCGGGAACGGGCGGCGTGACGACGGCAGAGGAAGGTGCATTCACCGTGCGTAGGCGGCGAGTGCCATGACCGTCTACGCCGCCTGCCTGGCGCCTGGCTGCGGTGCCTATGCCGTGCACCGTGGACGCTGCCCTCTCCATCGCCAGAGCACCAGCCAGCGCGGCTACGGCAAGGCGTGGCAGCAGGCACGGCGTGCAGCATTGCCCGGTGCAGCCTGCGCTCTCTGCGGTGCCACCAGCGGGCTGCAGCGCGACCACATCACGCCTCGCTCGCTCGGTGGCAGCGATGCTGCGAGCAACCTGCGCTGGCTCTGTGCCGACTGCCACCTCCGTCACGGCGCACGGCGCGACAGACCGGGGGGTGGGGTGCCATCGCGAACCGGATCTGGCGGCTCGGAGACCCATGCCCGTTTCCGCGAGAGATACCCTGCAACGAACGAGCCCCAGAAGGCTCCGCGGCGCCGCCAAGTTGCAGACTGTCTGCAATGACACGCATCGCCAAGCCGTTCACCCTGCCGCACTTCCGTCACTGGGCGCTCCAGCTCATCCTCGACACGGGCGCCCCGTGGAAGCTGGAGCCATTCCAGGAGGCCATCGTCCGGGACGTCTTCATCGGCCGCCCGGAGAACTGGGTCATCCTTCCCGAGGGCAACGCGAAGACCACGCTCGCCGCTGGGCTCGCCCTGTACCACTGCGAGTTCCGGCCCGGTGCCGCGGTGCCCATCGCGGCCTCCTCACGCGAGCAGGCCGAGATCATGTACCGCCAGGCCGAAGGCTTCGTCATCCGCTCGGCCTACCTGCACGAGCGTGTCCACTCGGACCTGCAGCTCGTCAAGGGCAAGACGAAGACCGAAGTGTCGCGGTTCACGTGCCTCGAGGGCTACAGGCGCATCAACCACGTCGGCGGCGGCCGCATCCAGGTGTTCGCGGCTGACGACCGGACCGGCGACGGCATCATCCCCACGTTCGCCCTCATCGACGAGCTGCACCGCCACCGGGACATGCGGCTCTATCGGACGTGGGCCGGCAAGCTGGAGAAGCGCAAGGGGCAGCTCCTCACCATCTCCACCGCCGGCGAGCCCGGCAGCGAGTTCGAGCAGGCCCGGGAGCGTATCCGCCAGGACGCAGCCGCTGCGCTCACTCGGAAGGGCTGCTTCGTCCGGGCCGTGACACCCAGTCTCGTGCTCCACGAGTGGGCCGTGCCGGAGAACGGGGACGTCGAGGACCTCAAGCTCGTCAAGCGCGCCAACCCGCTCAAGGCCATCACGCTCGCCGGGCTCCAGGCGAAGCTGCTGGCGCCCACGATGACGCTGCAGCACTGGCGGCGGTTCGTCTGCAACCTGCCCACGCGCTCGGACGCGGCGGCCATCACCGAGGCCGAGTGGGAAGCAGCCCGCACGAAGGACACCATCCCCGAGGGTGAGCCAATCTGGCTCGGGCTCGACGTGGCGTGGAAGTGGGACACGACAGCGATGGTGCCGCTGTGGATGCGCGACCACGAGCATCGCCTCTTCGGGCCGGCAAGCATCCTCGTGCCGCCCCGGGACGGGCAGTCACTGGACCCCGACCTGGTCGAGAAGGCACTGACCGAGATTAACGCCCGCAACCCGATCCATACCGTGGTCATGGACCCCTCGCGCGCCGAGCAGCTGGCGGAGTGGATCAGCCGCACGTTCGGCTCGACGGTCATCTCGCGCAACCAGTCCCCTGCCCTCGCGGTCGTCGACTTCGAGAAGTTCATGGAGGCCCTGCGCTCGGGCTGGCTCAAGCACTCCGGGGATGCCGGGCTGACGCAGCACGCGCTCAACGCCATCGCGCGGGTGGACAGGTTCGGCGCCGCCCGCTTCGACCGCTCATCGCCGACGCGCTACGGCGGACCGGAGCAGGAGCGCCGCGTCATCGACGCGCTGACGGCCGCCGCGATGGTCAATGCCCAGGCGTCCTTCCAGCCAGAGCCTGAGCGCGAGCCGATGGTGATGTGGCGATGAGCGGCGAGATCCGGCCGAAGCGCCCGAACCCTTCGTATGTCGAGCCGGGCGTCGGCCTGAGCCCACGCGGTTACGCGCTGTTCCTGCTCATCCTCGGCGGCTGCGTCGTCATCCTCGGCGTCGGCCTGCTGTCGGTGCCCATCGCCATCATCCTGGCCGGCGTGGGCATCGGCGCCCTTGGCCTGCTCGCCGTCGAGGTGAACCGTGCCTAACCTGCTGCAGGCCATCCGAACCGGCCAGACCGGCGCGCTCCAGCGCTCATATGGCTACCCGGGCTATCCGTATGACGTCGCCAACTTCAACGGGAACCTCTACCCCTTGACCGTCCCGCAGCAGACGCTGGGCTTCAAGGAAGAGCAGATCCAGGACTCATATACGGGCTATGCCCAGTACGCCTACAGGTACAACCCCATCGTCTTCGCCTGCATGGAGGCCCGCCGCCGCCTGTTCAGCCAGGCGCGCTTCCAGTTCCAGCAGATCCGCGCGGGCACCCCGGGCGACCTCTTCGGGAACAAGGACCTCGAGCTGCTCGAGCACCCGTGGATGCACGGCGTCACCAGCGACCTCCTCAACCGGATCATCCAGGACGCGGACCTGGCCGGCAACGCCTTCATCACCCGTCTCTCATCCACCCGGCTCACAGTGCTGCGACCAGACTGGTGCTCGATCATCGCCGGCAGCCAGCAGGCTCCCGATGAAGGGCTGGCCGCCATCGATGCCGAGGTCATCGGCCTCGCCTACTTCCCCGGCGGCAAGGGTTCTGGCACCAAGCCCGACATCCTGCTGCGCGAGGAGTTCGCCCACTTCATGCCGACGCCGGACCCCATGGCGAAGTTCAAGGGCATGTCGTGGCTGACGCCGCTGGTGCGCGAGGTGATGGCCGACAGCGCCGCCACCACGCACAAGCTGAAGTTCTTCGAGAACGGTGCGACCCCCAACCTCGTGGTGAAGATGGACCCCGCGCTGACCATCGACAAGTTCAAGGCGTGGGTCCAGATCATGGAGCAGGACCATACCGGCGTCCTGAACGCGTACAAGACGCTCTACCTCGGCGGTGGCGCGGATGCCACCCCCGTGGGGGCCAACCTGCGCCAGATCGACTTCAAGGTGACGCAGGGCGCGGGCGAGACGCGCATCGCCGCCGACGCCGGCGTGCCGCCCATCATCGTCGGCCTCTCGGAGGGCCTCGCCGCCGCGACCTACTCGAACTATGGCCAGGCCCGCAGGGCGTTCAGCGACAGCACGATGTGGGACCTGTGGGGCAACATCGCGGGCTCGCTCGAGGTCATCGTCCCGCCGCCATCGAACTCGCGCCTGTGGGTGGACACGCGCCACATCCCGTTCCTCCAGGAGGACCAGAAGGACGCCGTCATCGTCCAGCAGGGGCAGGCCGCGACCATCAAGTCGCTCATCGACTCGGGCTTCGAGGCGGAGTCCGTCATCACCGCGGTCACCTCGGGCGACATGTCGCGCCTCAGCCACACCGGCCTCTTCAGCGTCCAGCTGCAGGCGCCAGGCTCGACCAAGATGCCGGTCGGCGAGGCGCCCGGCGAGCTGCCGGTGGGCGGTGGTACGGCCCCGGTGGTGGACAAGCCAGGCGCAGTCAAGCCAGCACCGCCTCCGGTGGCCGGAGCGCCGGCGGCAAAGACCAAGGGCCGCGCGCTCATCGACGCCGCCACCGAGCGGCTCATCGAGGCAGGCACCAAGCCCACCGACGCGAGCATCGCCGAGGAGCTCGGCATCAGCGACCGCACCGTCCGCCGCTGGCGTGAGGCAGCGTAGGCCCCGCAATGTCCGGGTCTGTCCGGAAAGTGTCCGGGTTCTGACCTGTCCGGCACCCCTGCGCCGGGCGGACGCTAGTCGACGATGACCGAGCACCTGCGCGACGACCTCATTCGTGGACATCGGCCCGCCCTCGAGGTGCGCGCCGCCAGCACCCTTGACGGAGTCGGCACGCTGGTCGGCCACTTCTCGGTCTTCGACACCTGGTACGAGGTCGACTCGATCCGCGAGGGCCACTTCCTCGAGCAGGTCCGCTCCGGCGCCTTCGCGCGGACCATCGCCGAGGACCGCTCCGCGATGCGGGTCACCTTCAACCACGGGCAGGACCCGCAGCTCGGCGACAAGGTGCTCGGCCCCATCGACAAGCTCGAGGAGGACGCGACCGGCGCGTACTACGAGGTGCCGCTGCTCGACACCTCCTACAACCGCGACCTCGCTCCTGGCATCCGCGCCGGTCTCTACGGCTCGTCCTTCCGCTTCTCGGTGACGTCCGACGAGTGGGACCAGGCACCACGACGCTCGAAGGACAACCCCGGGGGCATCCCGGAGAGGACCATCACGGAGGCGCGCGTGAGCGAGTTCGGCCCGGTCACCTTCCCCGCCAATGCAGCCGCCACGGCTGGGGTCCGCTCTCTCACCGACCGCTTCCGGCCGGCCTCAACGGACCGTTTGCTCGAGGCCATCCGAGCCGCAGCCCCTGATGTGGCGCAGCGGTACAGCAGCGCCGCCTGGGATTCGTCACAGGCGTCGGCCCTCGTGGCCGAGCTGCTCCTGATGCTCGGCGACGAGATGGACGACAAGAAGCAGGCCGGCTACCTGCAGGCCGCCATCGACGCGCTCCAGGCCTTCATCGCTTCAGAGCAGGCCGAGATCGGCACGCCCGAGGACGCCGCCGACAGCGGCATGTCCATGAACAGCCAGCCCCGCCCCGGGACCGCCCGGACAGCAATCCGACCGGCGCCTCTGCCGGCGCCAACCAGCCCGGCATCCGCCAGGAAGGAGATCCCAGTGTCCGCACCCACCGTCGCACCGCCCGATACGGGGCCCGATCCGCTCGACGAGTACCGCAGCGTGCCCGAGATGCGCGCCGCCATCGAGGAGCGGCAAGCCACCCTGGCAGCTCTCGACACTGACGCCGGCGGCCGCGAGCTGCCTGCCGACGCGCAGGTCGGCTGGGACCGGGCTTCGTCCGAGATCGAGCGCCTGCAGGCCCGCATCGCCGCCGTCGAGACCCGGCGCGCCCGCCTGGCCGAGCTCGCATCGCGCGACACGAACACCATCCCCGGCGACGGGCCCGCGCCACAGCGCTGGTCGGCACCAAACCAGATCAACGTCCGCAGCGAGGCCGAGATCACCGACGTGGTGGCCATTCGCGCCGCGTCCCGGTCCGACGAGGAGTACGGGCAGCTGCTCCGCGACAACGCCATGCGGGCGATGGAGCGGACCGCCTTCCCGAACCCGGTCACCGACAAGGCCGCGACGCACCAGCGCATCGGCTGGCTGCTCGACAACGTCGACTCCAAGGAGAAGCACCTCGCGCGCCGGATCCTCACCACCGGGAACCCGACCTACAAGCGAGCCTTCGACAAGATCCTGCGCGGGCTGGCCCTCAACGCCGAGGAGCAGCGCGCTGCAGCCCTTGCCGTCGGCGTGGACGGTACCGGCGGGTTCGCGGTCCCGTTCGCCTTCGACCCGACCGTCATCGCCATCGGCGCCCACACCGGCGCGGTGAACCCGTACCGGGCCACCTGCCGGGTCGTGCCCATCGTCGGCACCGATACGTGGAACGCCCTGACCGCCACCGCGATCACGGCCACCCGAACGACCGAAGCCGCGGCCTCGACCGAGCAGGGTCCGACGTTCGCCCAGCCCCAGTACATCGTCAAGCGCATCCACGCGATGGTCTCGGCATCCATCGAGATGCTGCAGGACCGCCCCAACCTCCCGCAGGAGATCAGCGGTCTCATCCAGGAGGCCAAGGACAACGAGGAAGAGGCCTCGTTCGCCATCGGCGTCGGTGGTGGCTCGGCCAGCATCGGCGTGGTCGCGGCCTTCGGCACCTCGGGCGCCTACACGCAGCTCGACACCGCAGGCAGCGTCACGCTGGCAGCCGCTGACGCTGACCTGGTGGAAGCGGCTCTGCCTGTGCGGCACCGCTTCGGGGCGCAGTGGTTCATGAACCGCGTGACGCTTCGCAAGTTCCAGGCAGTGGAGACCGCTGGCGGCAAGCTCTTCCAGGCCAGCCAGTACTTCCAGTCCGCCGGCAACGTCAACCTCGCCACCGACGGCAACACCGGCCTCAAGCTGCTGGGCTACCCGGTCAACGAGAGCCCCTCGGTCGCCACGGCCGCCACCAGCCACATCACCATCGCGGCGCTCATCAACCCGCAGCAGTACGTGATCGTGGACCGCGTGGGCATGTCCATCGAGGTCATCCCGCACCTCTTCGGACCCAGCCAGGGCAACCTGCCCACCGGGCAGCGCGGCATCTACGCCTTGTGGCGCAACACGGCCGCCCCGTTGAACGTCGACGCTGGCCGCATCCTCGACTACAAGACCTGATCCCTGAGGGCGGCAGGGCTTCGCCGAGGACCCTGCCGCCCTCACTCCCCCCTGGAGGCGAGAGCATGTCCAAGCCGCCCGGCTTCTACACGGTCAGCGAGTCCTTCATCGGCAACCTCGATGGGGCCGAGGTGGAGTACCACAAGGGCGAGGTCGTCGACTCGGACGACCCCGGCCTGCGCAAGTGGTCCGAGCACTTCGAACCCCTCGTGGTCCGCGCACATGCGGGCGTGGTCGAGCAGGCCACCGCAGCCCCCGGCGAGAAGCGCGGCGGATAGGTGTACATCTACACCCCGCTGGCCGTGTCGACGGCAGCGGTCGCCAACCGCTTCGTCGCCTCGGCGAACATGCAGAACGCGGCGTACACCGTCGCCAACGCCTCGCCCGCCTTCGCTGGCGCGGTGCTGGTCACGGTCGGCCATACCACCGTGGCCGGCGCCGACACGCTGGGCGTCATCACCGTGGTCGGCACGGACATCAACGGCCAGGTCATCACCGACGTCATCACGCCGGTCGCGGGCGGCACCGCCACGGGCGTCAAGTACTTCCGCACCATCACCTCGGTCACGGGCTCCGGCTGGACCGCAGTGAGCACCGCCGACACCATCGTCGTCGGCCATGCTGCCGGCTCCACCGTCCTGGTCGGGACGGGCATCCTGCGCGCCATCGTCGTGAACGCCACGGCAGCGGCGACCATCGTCGTGTCCGACAACCGGGGCACCCTCGCCACCCTGAAGGCGAGCATCGCCGAGGGCACGTACTACTACGACGCCGAGGTCACGAACCTCAAGATCGCGCTGACCAGCACGAACGACATCACAGTCATCCACACGCCCAGCCTGCCCAGCCTCTACGCACCCTGATGATCCTGACCGTCACCGAGCTGCGCGGGCACGTCACCTCGGGCCTCGCCGATGGGGACCTGCAACGCCTGCTCGATGCGGCCGAGGACGACATCACCCGCGTGGCCGGGCCGCTGGACAGCGCCACCGAATACAGGCCAGGCGGCCACGACTCGATCGTCCTCGACCAGCGCCCGTCAGCAGTCGCGAGCGTCAAGGAGATGTTCGACACCCCTGCGGTGCTGACGCTGGCGTCGAACGACTACCGCGTCGAGGGCTACATCCTGTGGCGCCTCTGGACCGGCACCAACCCCCGCTACTGGTGGTGGGGCCGGGTCCAGGTCATCCACACGCCCGTCCAGAACCTCGCCGAGCGCCAGCGCGCGCAGATCGCGCTCGTGAAGCTGGACCTGTCCGTGGCGGGCGGCGTCACCAGCGAGCGCATCGGGGACTACTCCGTCGGGTACGGCTCCGTCGGCGCCAGCTACCAGGCACAGCGGGCCAACGTCCTCGCCGGCCTGCAGCCAGCGATGGTGCGCTGACGTGGCCATCAGCACGGACTTGCTGCGCCACACGCTGGTCATCGAGCGCGCGACGAACGGCTCCCCTGACGAGCGCGGCGTTCCCGCGCAGACGTGGGCCACGCTGGCGACCATCAAGGGCAGCATCCAGCCGCTGACCTCGCTCGAGGTCGCGCAGCTCACGCAAGGCGGCCCGGTGGCCTCGACGCACAAGGCATACATCGCACCCACCGATATCCTCGAGGGCGACCGCGTCCGGGCCGACGGCATCCTGTACCAGATCGACGGCATCGACGACGAGGCAGGCTGGGGCCACCACCTCAAGCTGAACCTCCACGCGGTGACCTGATGAACATCGGTGACCGCCACGAGCCTGAACTGCCCGACATCCGCATCGTCTGCTCGCGCCAATGGCTTGACATGGTCGCTGAGGCCATGGCGTGCACCTACGAACTCGGGCGTCAGCTACCCGATGGCACCTTCGAGCCCTCATTCCATAAGCGCCCGGACTTCATCCGCCCAGACCTCGGCGTGCAGTGGGTCGGCGGGTCCGACAAGAGCCCGGTCCACGTTCCGGGCGAGCAGTGATGGCCGCGTTCATCGGTCCGCGCCTCAGCCGCCGCGACAAGGTCCGCCTCAACACCGACCCGGTGTTCCTGGCCATCGCCGACGGCCTCTATGCGCTGGCCATGGAGATCGGCGAGGAAGCGGCCAGGCGGGCACCTGATGCGCCCGCCTATGGGCAGGGCCTGCCGCTGAACTGGGGCGCCAATGCCTGGGCGCTGGGCAAGAAGGTCGCCGGCGATCCGAAGGTCCAGAAGCCGCGCGCCATGCGCCTGGACAGGAATGCCGCGCAGGCCGTGGTCGGGTTCGGCTTCCCCGCCCGCTTCAACGAGACAGGCACCGTCAACCAGCCCGCCCGCCCCTTCTTCGGCCCGGTGGCCATCGCCGCGGTATCCGGTCCGCGCCTGCCGGAGGTGCTGAGCGAGCACTTCCCGCCGGCCAGCGCGCCGAACCCTAAGGCAGGGCTGGCGCTGTGAAAGACCCGTACCCCGCCGTGCTCTCCGCCCTGCGCGCTGACAGTGCCGTGGTCGCCATCGCCACGCAGGCCAAGGTCAGCAGCACCGTCCAGGCGCCCCCGTGCGTCCGGCTCATCGACAACAGCTCCACCCGCAACCCGTTCGGCCAGGGCTCGGGACGCCTCGGCCTGCAGCTCTGGATCGGCTTCGCGCGGTGCTACGGCACCGACGACCCGGCCGGGGCGATCCTCGCGCGACAGCTGGCCAGCGCGGTCAGCGATGCGCTCCACGGCCGGATATTCCCCGGCTCCACGTTCGTCTTCCGGGCGTATGCGCCCGACATCGAAGGCCTCGACCGGGACCCCGACACGAAGTGGCCCTACTACGACGTGCGGGTCGAGGCGTATACGGCGGCATTCGCCACCGCCTGAGCCGGCTACGGCCGGAGAGAGGACACACAGGACATGCCTGTAACGACCGTCACCCCCGCCAACATGATCATGGGGCCGGCCTTCGTCTACTACCGCGCGGTCGGCGTGCTGACGCCGTGGACCAGCGTCGGTGTCACCCTCGACGACGCGGTGCTGCGCCTGCCCACCGAGTGGGCCGACATCTCGAACCTGTCGGGTGTCACGTCCGCCATCCAGGGGCTGGACGTGCTCACCAAGCTCGGCTGCGAGATCGAGTTCACCATCGCCGAGATCGCGGGTTCCAAGCTCAGCCTCGCCATCCCCGGCGCGCAGCTGACGTCCGAGGTCCATGCCGACTCCGTCGGGTCGCCGGGCTCGTCCACCATCACGGCCGCCTCGCTTGTCGGGGCCACCACGCTGGCCTTCACCGCGACCACCAACTTCACCGTCGGCGACTACTTCCGCGTCGAGGCACAGGGCAACGCAGCGGTCGAGTACCGCCAGATCACGGCGATCCAGTCGCTGAACGTCAGCTTCCGCGACCCGCTCATCTACGCCCACACCAACGGCACTGCGGTGGTCGAGACGACCGGCGACGGGCGCGACCAGGTGACCATGCCGGTGCTGCGCCGGCAGCCCTCGACGGCCTACAACGAGTGGGCGCTGGTGGCCGAGTCGGGCAAGTCGGGCATGACCGAGCTGCGGATCCCGCGCGGCATCAGCCAGACCACAGCGGCCGAGGTCACCGTCGGGGACTCTGCCATCGCCGGCATCCGGGTGACGGTGGCCGGGCGGCTCGACCCGACCAACCTGCAGACCAGCCTCTTCCAGCTGTACAGCCCGAACGCCGCGTAAGCCCCGATGGGCGAGCGCACCGAGGAGGAGGCCCTCGCGGGCCTTCTCACCATCACCGTGGGCGGCCGGCCGGAAGTGCTGCCCGTCCTGCCGTGGTCGGTATCAGACGAGTGGACCAGGGCGGTCAGCGCCGCCATCTCCGACGTCGAGATGCCCTCCGACGGCGACGGTGCCGACATCATCCACGCCATGGTCCGGCGCTCCACGAGCGCGATGCTGGACCTCATCGTGGCCTACGACAGCGAGGGCCGGCTCGGTGGCGCCGAGTCCCTCGGGAAGCGGATACGACCGGCTGAGATCCGGGCGGCATTCGACGCCATCGCGGATGTGGCCGACCCTTTAGGCGAGCTCGCCCGTTTGGCGGGCGAGGTATTTGGGCGGCCCATGGCGGTGTACCGGAAGGTCGTGGGCGCAGCGATGACGGCAGCCCTCACAGCACCCCTGGGAGCATCGACGCGTTCGCCCTCGGGCGGTGGGGCATCGGCTACGCCGCCATCCGGCGAGAGTGGACCCTCGAGCAGTTCTGGGTCCGCTGGACATACGCGCAGGCAGGCGTCGAAGCCGAGGCTCGTGCCCGACGCGACGAGGTCACAGATGCCGTCCGCCAGGGCCTCGTAGAGGCCAACGTGGGAGCCGGCGTCTGGAAGGCCAAGGGCACCATCTCGCGGGGCTGGCGCAAGCCTGCCAAGCGTACCGACCACGACTGGGCCGGTGAGGTGGCGCGCGCCTACGGCCAGCAGCCGCGTGCACGTATCGCCATCGGCGACGCACCTGCCGACAGCCCGATGGCTGACCTGACCGGGGAGTCGTTCGCTGACCGCGTCGCCGCGGCCAGGCAGGCCATCGTCGAAGGGCGGCCGTCGTGAACGTAGGCGACGTCTTCATCAGCCTGCGCGCCGACAAGGCGCAGTTCGACTCCGACACGACCAAGGCCGCCGGCGACGCCGGCACCCACGGTGGCGAGTCGTTCAGCCAGAAGTTCAAGTCGGCGCTCACGAAGAGTCACGGCGGACTGGCCGAGGGCGTCGTCCAGGGCCTCGGGCTGGCGGGTGGCCTCGCCATCGCCCATCTGGCCGAGGAGGCCATCGGACACGTCACTGAGGTGCTGGGCGAGGCCGTCAACGCTGCCAAGGACGCCCAGGTGGAAAACGCCAAGCTCGAGGCTTCCCTGCAGGCGAACGTGGCCGGCTGGGATGGCAACACCGCCGCCATCGAGGCGACCATCAAGGCCCGCGAGCAGCTCGGCTTCACGGACAACGAACAGAAGCAGGCACTGGCGCTGCTCGTCGTCCAGACGCATGACGTCACCAAGGCACTCGCTGCCGAGCGCGTAGCCATGGACCTGGCCAGACTTAAAGGGATCGACCTAGCCTCCGCGAGCGTGCTTGTCGGAAAATCCTACATAGGCAGCACCACCGCGCTCAAGAAGCTGGGCATCGAGCTGCCCAAGGGCGTCAAGGGCATGGACGCGCTGGCCGCCATCACCAAGGTCGCAGGCGGCCAGGCCGAGGAGTTCGCCAAGACGACCGAGGGCGCAGGGCAGGCCGTCCATGCCGAGTTCGAGGGTGCACTGGAGAAGCTCGGCGCGCCGCTTCTCGCCATCGAAGGCGCCTTCATGCACTTCGCGGCGGTCACCATCCCGTTCGTCATCGGGGGCATCGACACGCTGGCCACCCAATGGCAGCACCTCATGGACCTGCTCTTCCCCGGCGACGCTGAGATCAAGAAGACGACCGATGCGCTCCAGGCCGTCGGCGAGCTCAGAGGGATGCCGCAGGACGTCATCGACAAGGTCATCGCGCTACAGAAGGCACTGGCCGCGACCGCCAAGACGAGCGACGAGGCCACTTCCAAGATCGAGGACTACGCCTTCCAGTCGCTGCTCTCTGGCCAGACCGTGGAGCAGGTGGCACGCACCGAGGCCCAGATCGGCGCCGACCGGACCGCGACGTACAAGGCCATCTCGCAGGCGGCCCTCGACATGGGCATGAGCACGTCCGATGCGTACAACTTCATGGTCGAGGGCATGGTCGCGTTCGACAAGGAAGCCGGCCTCATGCACGACGCCGCCGTCCAGCAGGCCTCCGATACCCGCGACACCACGGATGCGCAGTGGCGCGCCAACACGGTGCTCGGGCAGGCCTTCGCGACGTGGGATGCCTACAACGCCCAGCTCGTCGCGAACGCCGCCGATGCCAAGGACGCGCGCGAAGAGACGACGAAGTTCGACGCCGCCATCGTGGAGCACACGGGCAACGTGCATCTGTTGGCTGCCCAGCTCACCCAGGCCGCGGGCAGCACCGCCTACATCGCCGCCTGGGGCGATGCCTGGTCGGGGGCGAGCGGGAAGGCGGTCGACGCATTCATCGCCCTGAAAGCCAAGCTGCAGGCGGCGGCTGATGCAGCGGCTGCTGCGGCCGCCGAGGCCTACAAGAAGAACATGGACACGCTCGCCGGCATCACCCGCCACTCGCTGAAGGATGCGAAGGACGAAGCCAAGAAGGGCATGGCCGACGTCATCTGGGCGCTGAAGCACCCGATGGCCGAGGCCAAGCTGGAGCACTTCTACGGCAACGAGTTGACCAAGGCCGAGCACGCCCTGGACCGGGCATTCAAGTCCGGCAACCCCGTGGCCATCGCCAAGGCCGAGGCGCTGGTGGCCGGCATCAAGGCGGCGCTGGCAGAGCTGCGCGACGCCCGGATCAGCATGGTCACCAACTTCCAGTTCGCGACGACCCGCGGCGACGCCTGGGACCGCTTCCACGCCACCCACCCGAACGCTGGGAACGGTGGCGGCGGCAATGGCTTCGCGGCCGCCACGAGCCAGGGCGTCAGCTTCCCCGGTGCCACGTCGGGCAACGTTCACCACGACGGTCTTATCCGACTCGACATCACCCCCGAGGCCGCCGCTGCCCTGCGGTCCGCCGGTTACTCGAACGCGGATGTCGGTGAGATCCTGGCGGCGTTGCGCAGCCCGGGCACGCGCTACTCGTCGCCCCTGCGCTACTCGGGCGGCTCCTGATGGCCATCCGCACCCGCCCGTTCGCCTGCAACAAGGAGCAGAGCGTCATCAAGGTGGGCGGCACCGGCTACGGCAACGGCCACGACGCGCACATCCCGGTCGGCAAGCTCAATCAGAGCTTCAACGGCAGCCCGGTGTTCGACCCCGGGCGCGGCCTGCTGGCGTTCGACCTCGACTTCACGGGCTGGGTCAAGCACACCGGCTCCGACCTGTGGCTCTACAAGAGCAACGTTCACGTTCCCTACGGTGGCACCCCGCGCGTCTACGCCAGCCGCATCAATGACACCGGCGGCTGGACCGAGGGCGGCGGCTCCGAGGGCAACTGGACCACCAGCGCCGGCACCAAGGGCGACGGCCCGACGGTCACCGGCACCGGGCAGGCTGACTCGGGCGGCTTCAACGGCGGGGACGGCTGGATCCACTTCGACATCACGGCCATCGTCGACGCCTGGCTGCCGCCCACCGTGCAGCGCAGCGACGGCAGCTTCAATAGCAGCGCCCAGGCGAACCGCGGCATCCGCCTGGAGTCGCACAACGAGAACGACAACACCCCGACGATCGAGTTCGTCGGGCGCCGCGGGGCGAGCGGGAAGCGCCCGTACATCAAGGGCACCTTCAACGACAACCACGCGCCGAACATGCCCGTGGTGCAGACGCCGGCGCCGCAGCAGAGCCCGGCCATCGTCGGCTCCACTAACGGCCGCGACCTCGCCGTCTCGTACACCTATGCCGACCAGGACGGCGACGCCGCGGGCAAGCACCAGCTCGAGGTGTACCCCGACGCGGTCACCGACGCGACCGCCAACCCTGACCCCGGCGGCAACCTGGTCACGACGACAGGCGCCGTGGCCGTCGGGGCGCTCAAGGGCGGGCAGTACACCGCCACCGTCACCGTGCCCGCGGCCTATGCCCGCACCCTGCTGCGCTACCGCATCCGCGTCCAGGACAGCCAGGGCGCGTGGAGCGTCTACACGCCGCTGGCCGACGGCGAGTTCAAGACCGCGTACATCGTGGGCGTGCCAGCCAACCCCTCGATGCAGACCACGCCTGACGCGCCGCACATCGGCGGCAGCCTGAACAGCAGCGATCCCAACGACTACCTGACCGGCTGGGGCGGACGGTTCCTGCGCGCCGACCAGACGGGCACCGTCACGCTCTGGGCGGTCGATGAGCAGG